CTGGTCCCCGAGCTGGCCCCCGAGCTGGTCCCCGAGCTGGCCCCCGAGCTGGTCCCCGAGCTGGCCCCCGAGCTGGCCCCAGAGCTGGCCCCAGAGCTGGTCCCCGAGCTGGCCCCCGAGCTGGTCCCCGAGCTGGCCCCAGAGCTGGCCCCTGAGACGCACCTCGAGAACCTGGCGCTGATTGTCGGAGAGCTTGTCCTTCAGCAGCGTGTTGAGAATGCCGCGCGCGACAAGACAGGCCATGGGAGACGAGAGCACGATCACTGCGGTCGGCGCGCGCTCCTCGCCGGCGCGATAAAGATCGCGCACCGCGCTCCGCGCGGCATCAGCATGGAGGGGCGCAGTCGACAAACCAATCGAGCGCCACTGTTCGCGGAAAGCAGGCAGCGCCGCCGCCTGCTCCTCCGTCATCTTTTCGATGCGCTTGACCATGCTCAGTCCGCCACCACGCGTTCTTCGGCGCCGGCGCTCTCGACCTGGCGGCCGATCAGGTAACGGCCCTCAGGCACGCGGATGCTGTCGTGCTCCTCATGGCTGACGACCATCGGCCCGCTCTCGACGATCAGAACGCCGATCGTGAGGTTCGAGCGCGTGAGGATGCCGCGGCTCTGCATCTGCGCCGCAACGTTCGGATCGCGGTAGAGACGCGCGGTCGGCGCCGGCGCCTTTTTGCCGCCCAGCGCCTTGCGCAGGCTGGTATCGCGCACGTTCAGTACGGGGTCCGCGGCAACCTGTGCCGGCCGAAACTGCCGCGAGCGCACGAGGTCGATCGCGTGGTGGTGCCCGCTGACCTCGCCCTCCTGCAGGATCAGCCGGCCGTCGACCGGCTTGATCTCGTCGTGCGTCGAGATCGTGATCCCATCCGGAATGGGGATGATCGAAACGTCGCCCTGGAACGCCTGGCCGAGCTTCGGATCGAAGTCGATAGCCTTCATGGTGCTTCTCTCTGGTTAGATGACGCGCGTGACAGATCGAGCCGAACCGCAAGGCGTCGTCCGGAATGGCTCAACGAGTAGTGAGGTCCGCGCAGCGCTGGCCGCACGCTCGGCATTTGCCGATACCAAATTTCAATCAGACCATCGCGCCAGAGCGGAATTGCGAGCTTGCGCAGCGGCCTGCCGAGCGACACGAAGCGCAGCCCCGCGCCCTGGTGGCGCGCCAGGAATTTGATGATGCCGAGCTCGCGCGGAGTCAGCCTGCGACGTGGAGCGTCGTCGGTCACGACGCCTCCGCAGTCGCAGGTGCCTCGTCGTCGAACGGCACGTCCTCGCCGCTGGAGCTCTCGTCGGCCTTCTGCGCTGCCGTCTTGAGCGCGTCGAGCTCGCCGGCCAGGCGCACGCGCGCGGCCTTGCCGATCTTCTTCCACCATGCCTCGAGCGCGGCCTTGCCGTTCGTTGCTTCGCGCCGCCCCTCGTCGAGCAGATCGTTTTCAGCAGGCGCAGCCGGCGCGTCACCGCCGCGTGCCCAGGTCGCGAGCGCCCGGCCGATATTCTCGTCGAGCGGCTTGCTCTCGGCGAAGATGCCCCGGAACTGTTCGGGCAGCTTGATCATCTGCTTCTCGCCGACGAAGCCGCTCGCCCAGGTCGGCACGCCTTTCGCGCCAGGCAGCAGCAGCGCGTTCACCGTCTGCTCGAACACGAACTCCTCGCCGGCGATCGGCATGTAGCCCTGCGGCACGACTTCGGTTTTGCCTTTGTCGTTTTTGACTGGCTTGGCGGTGTTCTTCGCGCGGAAACAGAAGATGAAATTCGCCTCCATCTGCAGGATGCCGTTGATCAGCCGCCGGCGCGCCTGCTTCGGCTTCTGCCAGGCCAGCATGTTCACGCGCTCACGCTTCGCCCAGTCGTCGCCGGCGAGGCGATCGAGTTCCTTGAGGTGGAAGTCAAGCAGACCGCCGGGGCCCTCGTGCTCGTGCGACATGGAGTCGACGAGGATCACCTTCGCGCCCATCTTCGTGCAGTGATCGAGCGCGGCGAGATAGTCGAGCGAGCCGAACGGAGCGCGGAACGGCATGTGCTTGAACTTGAACATGTCGGCGTAGTGCAGCATCCGGCGCGCCTCGGTATCGATGCCGTAGATGTCGCCGCCGGTAACCTCCTGGATGCCCTTCGCCAGGCGCAGCGCGCTGTAGGTCTTGCCGCCGTTCGACGGGCCCGAAAGCCCGACGAGCAGCGGCACGGTGCTGCGGACAGCGTCGGTGGCGTCAAAGGTTCGTGCGTTGGTTGGTGCGTTCATAGTCGGTGATCCTTGGTTGGTGATGGTCAGGCGGTGAGAGTGCTTGTCGGTGGCTAGGTCGGCTTCCTCCACGCGGTGACGGTGACGGCGAGCTCGCGATCGTGTTTTGCATTGCGCCAGCCGTTGGCTGTGCGCGTGACGTCGAAGGGGAGCGGGTAGGTGCCCTGGGCGGTGGTGACCACGACGCGCACCAGCTCGCCGATCCTGGGCAGCGCGTCCTGGACGCGCGTCCACCGCATCTGCTGCCAGGGGAGGGTTGCGGGCCTAGCGCTTGGCATTGCGACCACCCTTGAGCTTCACGCGCGAGGCGAGGCGCTTGTCGATGCGGCGCGCCACTTTGAGAACATTCGGCAGCGCGTAGAACGCGGCCAGGGTGTTCGAGCAGTGCAGGATTCGGTTGATCGCCTTGAGCTCGTCGCGGATGTCCATGAGGACGGCGAGCTGGGCGCCGTCCATCGTGATGTTGGTTTCGCCGCTGTTCCAGTCGCGGTCTTTGTTGCGCGCCACGTCAGCCGCCCATGATGTGGTCGGCGGCGGGCACCTTCATCGGCTGCGCGCGGACCTTGCGGCTTTCCTCGTGATCGATCTCGCGACCGAGGAAGCGGGTTTCGACCCAGGCGGGGATTTCGGGCCGGAGGATGCTGTCGCCGTAGCCGGGCCAGTGCTCGAGGCCTGGGCCGGCATCGAGGCACTCGCGCCAACGGTCGTCGGCCATGGCGAGCATCTTGCGGCCGATCGTCATGTCGGCCTCGGTCAGGTCCGACACGGTGAGCACGTAGGGATAGTCGGTTTCCTGGCAGAGGTACCGATAACGACGGCGGCCGGCGAGGTTGCGATCGAGCGAGTTGAGCCCGCGCTCGGTCATCGCGGCCGCCATGCACCAGCCTTCCTTGACGAGCTTGTCCGACACCGCGTGCGGCGCCGCCGATGCCTCGGTAGTTTTCACGTCCCACACGACGCGACCGTGCTTCGGCATCCAGTCGATCAGGCGCCGGTACCAATAGCCGCCCTTTTCCGACCAGGCGATCATCAGCTCGCCCGTGCCCGCGCCCTGCTGCCAATCGGCAATCAGCGGCTTGTCGTCGTCGTCCTTCATCGAGGCGAGATAGTCGAGACACGCCTCGGTCATTTCGCGCGCTCGTTCGTTCTGCTCCTCGAGGATCGGCACTTTGCCAGCCGCGATCGCGGCGTCGCGGAACGCCTTCGCGTCCTTCGTCGTCCAGTTGGCGAACGGCGCGACCGCGAGCTCTTTGCCAGCTTTGAGCAGGATCGCGTGGAACGCATTCCCCATCGCGAACTTTTTGTGCTCGCTCGGCTCCCAGCGTGGATTAAGGCGAGGGTGGTTCGCCCACACGTGCCGCGGCGACTTGTCGAACATCATCTGCGCCAGCGACGCGGTGAGCGATGGCGTCGGCGCGGGGTCGGCGTGATACGCCTTGACCGGAAAGTCCGGATAGAAGCCCGGCGCCGTGATGCGATCAGACATAGCGGTTCTCCTTGAGGAAGTTGTGCGTGCCGTGGCGCACGGAATCGGCGACGTTGCTGGCGCGGGTGCCCCAACGCAGGTTGGTCAGGCGGTTGTTCGAAGCGTCGCCGTCATCGTGGCAGCCCTCTTCGCCCGCAGGCGCGGGGCCGACGAACGCGGTGAGCACGAGCTGGTGAACGTAGACGCTGTTGCCGCGGCCGAGCGTGACGACCATGTGGCCGCTGGCGTTTGCGCATGGCGCGAGGACCCGGCCGCGATGCCGGCGATAGATGTCCTCACCATCACGCCCTCGGAGCGTGAGCACGCGATCAAGGCTGCGCACGCGGCCGTGGTTCGATACCTCGTAGCCAGGATGGCCGACCGCCGGGCGCCATTGCTCGCCGGACGCCAGATTCCCAATGATGTCTGCGGCGATGTCGCCGATCGAGCGGAAGGTCACGACTGTTCGTCCTCGCGCGGACGCGTGAGGAACTGCGGCACCGGCGCGCCGTCGTCGCCGGGCTGGTCGAGGTCCTCGGCACCTTCGCGCCCGCGTGGTGGCTCGGGCTGCTCGCCCATCGCGGCGGCGTTCACGCGTGCCCGTTCGGCCGACTCGACGATTGTCGCCGACACAGTGCGCAGCACCGTCTCAGCCTCGAGCGCGCGAACCGCAAAGCCGTCACGCTTCGCCTCGGCGACGTCGAGCTCGTGCTGCAGGGCGGAAATCCGCGCGTCTCGTTGCGCCAGGTCGACGCGGTATCGCGCTGTCTGCTGCGCGAGCACCTCGGCCTGCGCGTGCTTCAGGTTCTCGACCTCCTGGTCGTGGTTTTGCGTCTCGGTCGCGAGCTGGTGCTCGAGCTGCTCGATGCGATGCTCGAACTCATTGCGCTCCCGCTCGATGCGCGCCGCGTTCTCGAAATACGCCGCGGTGTCCGGCGAGACATTGTCGAGAACCGACGGCGCCGGCCGCGGCTCCCTGCGTAGGCTGCTGAGCATGCTCACGTGCGTCCTCCCTGTTGCTGTGGTGGTGTTGAGCCGTTGCAGTGCGCGAGCACCGACCAGGCTTGGGCGATGGCGGCGCACTTGCGATCGACCGCTGCGGCATGCGCCTGGTCGTCGGGACCATCGAGGTCGACGTCGGCGGCGGCATTGAGCAGGGCGAGCATCGCGACGTAGAGGGCCGCGATCGTGTGAGCCTGCTTCGAGATCAGCCGCTCGCGCTCGGCAGCGCGCAGCTTGAGCGTCTCGTTCTCACGGCTCAGCGCCGCGATCTTGTGCGCGTCCGACCAGTCGACGACGCTCACGACGCGCCTCCCTGGATGACGGAGAACGGCTTGTGCTCGACGGTGCGCACCGGTTCGGCCGCCCGCGCATCGTCAGCAGCGCCGAGCTCGTTCAGCAGGGCAAACCACACCGGCGTGCACGCCAGGCCGTGCTGGCTGAGGATGCCCATCGCGCGGTCGAGGCCGCGCGTGTAGCCGATGCCGCGCGCGATCGAGACCATCCGCTGCTGGTGCTCAAGGCGCATCTGTTCGAGCGTTTCGCCGACGATGCTCATTGCGCACCTCCGCCGAGGATCGCCTGGCGGATCGAGCCGTCGGGACGGAAGGCGATGCGACCGTCACCGGCGGCGAGGGTGATCTCGTCGCGCGCGCCCTTCGACGCGACGACGTGGCCGATGCCCAGGTGCTTGAGCGCGGCGGTGATGATCTCGATCTTCTGCTCGCGGGTGATGCGGGCTGCGGCGGGCTGGCGGCGGTTGGCGGTCATCGGTCGCTCCGTTCAGGATGCGACGATTATGCAGAACGCATAGTCCATGTCAATGCAAAACGCATAGTCAGCCACCGTAACCTCGCGAGGTGGGAGGGTGGCAATGCATAAGAGCTTGATTTTACTTGTGGGCTTGGCCTTGGCGGGTTGCGTCACCAACCAGACGCCGCCAGAGCCTGAGGCACCGCTGACGCTCGCGCAGTGGTGCAAGCGCGGCTGGGTGGTGCTTGGCTATCGATCTCTCGATCCGGCCCAAAAAGCTGGACTGCTGGAGCTTATGAGAAATCGAGGGTGTATGAATCCGGACGGCGGCCTTAACGCGGCACCATCGACTTGACCTTCGCGGCCCACTCGACCGCTACGTCGAGAATCGGGCCTTCGGTCTGCGACAGCAGGTGAAATAACCCGCGCGATCGGCTCCGCTGGATCTTCTTCACCAGGATTCGGCCGTCCTCCAGGCCCACGACGCAGAGCTTGCCGATCAGGTCGTGCGTTACCGGCCGGTGCACGTCGTCGTAGAAGATCAGCCAGCGATCAAAGAACGAACCGAGGCTTTCCCCACGGATTTCCACAGCCACGGTCGATTCGGTGGCGTCCTCGGGCGCGGTGACGCGATCGATCTCGCCCTGGTCGCCGAAAAAATGCGTGGTCGCACCGGCACTTACGTAGCCCACGAGCGGCACGGTACGCTCGACCGGCGCTTGCTCGCGCCGGTTTTTCTGCCCTCGGCCGGTCATCAGCCATTCCAGCGCCACGCCGAACCGCTTCGCATACTCCGGTGCCCTGGCCCTGAAGCCGCGCGAGCCGTTTTCGTGCCCTAAATACGTGGGTTCTGGGATGCCGAGCGCCCGCGCGGCTTCTGACGCGTCGTCATATCCAGCGGCCTTTCGGGCCTGCTGTAGCCGCTCATAAGGTTCCGACATAGAATGCATTTCGCATAGCCTGTTATGCAAGAGGCATTGACAGGAACTATGCGTTTCGCATAGTCAGGGCCGTTCTCACCGGAGCGGCCCGAATGGCACCCACCAAAATCAAGCGCCTGCGCAACGACCTTGGCGAAAGCCAGGAGACGTTCGGCAAACGGTTCGGGGTCGACCAGAGCACGATCCAGCGATGGGAGACAAAGGGCCTGCCGACGCGAGGCGCCACCAGGATCGCCGTTTCGCGCATGTTGTTGGAATTGCGGGAGGAAGTCCCGGCGAGGGCGGCATGAACGCCGTTCTGTACATCCGCACGCAGGTGCTGCGCGTCAGCCAGGCCGAGTTCGCCAGAATCGCCGGTGTTGCGTCGCAGGGCACGATCTCCAAGTGGGAATCCGACCCGCACGACGGGCCGTCGTTGCGCGAGCTCGCCCGCATTCGGGCCGAGGTTCTACGGCGCAAGCTCCGCTGGCGTGACGCCTGGCTGTTCGAGCCACCGCAGGCGGAGGCCGCCTGATGCGTCACAGCACGCCGAGCCAGCGCAGCAGCGCGATTACCGACACCACGGCGCACGCGACCGCGAAGCCGATGACGGTGTCGCGGCCGCGGCGCTCAAGGTTCATCGCTTCCACCATTTCCTCAGCTTTGCCGCGGGTCGCTCCCGGCGAAGGGGCGACGCCGCTCGGGCAGTTTGTCGTGAGTCTGCTCGGGCGTCTCGCTCTGTTGTTCCTCCCCGCGCAACTGCGCCGGCGTGTGCCTTCCCGGGCGCGCGTCGGCGGCTTGTTCATGGCTCGCACCGTGAACACTAGCGTCGAGAGGAAAGCATGCGCGTGCACAAAACAGGATCATTTCAGCACTGGGGAGTCAGCGGCATGAGTACCGCCGCCACAATCGAGAGCGCGCGCAATCTTGCGCGATCGCTCGAACAACGAGAGCGCAGTCGCGCCGGTACCCTCGAGGCGGCCCGAGGGTCATTGGCGCGACGAGCGGGCGTAGCACCGAGCACCTGGCGCAATCTCGCGCTTGGGCGCCTCAAGCGGGTCGACGCGTGGTTCCGCGATCGTCTGCAGGCGCTGCTCATTCGCGAACTAGAGGCCGAGATCGCGAGGCTAACCCATGAGTTGGAAGTCGCTCGCCAGGGCGGCGATCACCTTGCTTCGCAGCATGTCTGCGAGATTGAGGCGCACCTTGCGGCGGCGCGCTCGATCCTGACCGGGCAGGGGACGTGACGCGATGGGCAGGCTGAGCATCGCCTTCACCCGCTGCCCCACCTTCACGTCGTCGGCTCAGCTGATCGCGCACTACGCCAATATCCGGCGCGGCTTTGCTCAGCACGTCGAGCCTCCGCCACCGGAGCCGAAGCGCGCGCCTGCGACCACGCGCTGGCCAGTGACGCCGCAGATCCCGAGCTCGGTCGCCATGGAGCCGCTCGCGATCGACGCGGCGCCGTCGCCACCGCCCGAGCCGATCCTGATCGACACCGAGCGGCTGATCCGCCAGGCGCAGGAGGTGCATCAGCGGGTCAAGGTGCGCGGCATCCCCGCGAACATCACGGCGAAGCCGCTGATGGTGGTCAGCGCGGACCTGCTTACGCGCACGGTCGCTGGCTACTACAGCCGCTCGGCCGCCGACTTGCGGGGACCATCGAGACTGGCCGTCGACGTGCTGCCGCGCCAGGTCGCGATGTACCTGCTGCGCACCCTCACGGTGCGCTCGATGCCTCAGATCGGCCGAATGTTCGGCGGCCGCGACCACACCACAGCACTACACGGCGTCAACAAGATCGCACGCGTGCTCGAGCACAGCGAGCGGCTGCACGACGACCTGATCGCTATCACGATGCGGCTCCTCGACCGAGGCGCCACGATCGTGCCAACCCCGGAGGACGAGCAGCATGACGCGAAAATCAGGGACCGCGACGCGGAGCGGGCGAGGGCAGCGCAACGGGCCCAAGACCAAGACCTCACCCAAGACCACGGCGAAGGTGCAGCCGCAGACGACGTCGGCGCCGATCCTGACGACCGAGGCTCTCAACGACGGCCAGCTGCAGGTGCTGTTCTTCCAGCACAAGCGCAAGATCACTGAGCTCGTCGCGACGCGCCAGGTCGCCCGCGACGAGGCGAAGCGCATTACCAAGCTGATCGGCGAGTCCTATGCGCTCGCGGAAGCCGAGGGCATCGCTCGCGAGGAGATCGAGCTCGCGATGGAGCTCACGACCGACGTCGGCCGTCAGAAAATGGAGCAGCTCCGGACGCGCCAGGAGCGCGTTGCGAAGTGGCTCGGCGAGCCGATCGGCGCGCAGTCCGACCTGGTCAGCAACGCGCACCACGAGGCCGGCAAGCGCGCTGCCCTCAACGACGAGATCGCGCGCCCGCCGGCGCACCTGCACGTGCGCGACCAGCAGGCTTGGCTCGAGGGCCACGCCGAGGGCGTCACGATGACGAACGAGCTGCGCGCCGGTGGCTTCAAAGCGCTAGGCGACCAGCCAACCACCGCCGCGCATCACTGAAACCCCGTGCGGGTGCCGAATGGCGAAAGAACGCAGAATCTTGTGGGCCTTCGACGTCGGCACCCTCACGGGCTGGGCCGCCGGTGAGCTCAGCGATCGCGTGCCGCAATCCGGCTCATGGAAGCTGCGCGGCCGCGCCGAGCACCGCGCGATCGGCAACTCCAACCTGATCGCGATCCTCAACGACCTCTGGATGGAAGAAAAGCCGCTGATGGTGGTGAAGGAAGCGCCGATCGAGATCGACGGCCAGACGCGGCTCGGCAACGGCGCGCACGGCATCCGCACGACGCTGTCGCTCCACGACCACATCGAGTCGATGTGCGTGCGCCACGGCGTGCCGTTCGAGAACGCGCCGGCGGGCGCTGTTCGCAAGCATTTCATCGGGCACGGCAACCTCGAGCGCGACGAAGCGAAGCGCCGCGTGCTCGCGCGCTGCAAGCTGCTCGGCATGGTGCCGCGCGACTGCGAGGACCTCGACCGCGCCGAGGCCTGCGCGGTGTTCGATTACGCGACCGCGACAGCCAATGCGAAGAAGCGGCTGCACGGCAACGAACTTTATCTTTTTGGGGAGGTCGCGCGATGAAGTGCCCGTGCTGCGATCGCCCACTCGATCCTCAAGGCGACCTCGTCGTCTCGCTCGAAACCAACACCGTGACGTTCCGCGGAATAGCGAAGCGGCTGCAGCCGCGGCGCATCGAGGTGCTCAAGGTGCTGGCGGATTCGATGCCGCGCGCGGTCACAGCCGAAGCCCTGATCAGCAAGGTGTTCGGCCTCGACGAGCCTGACAACGCCAGGAACGCGATCGCCGTGCACATCAGCCTGCTGCGCAAGGATCTGCTGCCGCTCGGGCTCACGATCCTCACTTACCAGAAACGCAGTTACATCCTGTCGACGTGGTCGGCGGTCGCGATCGACGCGGTGCGGAGGGTCGCATGACGACACGCCGCACACTTCCCGATCGACGCCACTGCGAGACGTTCAAGCTCCCGCACGGTCCGAAGAACCGGACCATGCACGTCACCGTGGGCTACTACGATCGCGCAGGCGCCGAGCCGGGTGAGATCTTCATCGCCGGCAGCAAGTCCGGCCAGGACTTCGAAGCGGTGTGCCGCGACAGCGCGGTGCTGCTCAGCCTCTGCCTGCAGCACGGCGTGCCGCTCGAGGTGATCCGCGGTGCCGTCACGCGCAACGAGGACAGCACGCCGTCGACGATCGTCGGCGCAGTCGTTGACCGGCTGGGGGCGCGATGAACTTCCACAGCGGCGAGCTCGCCGGCGCACCGATTCACAGCATCGAAGTCGAGCAGCAGCTGCTCGGCGCGATCCTGATGAACAACCAGGCCTACGGCGCCGTTGCCGGCCTGATCGGCGCCGACCACTTTTTTGAGCCCGCGCACCAGCAGATTTTCCGCGTGGCGAGCGAGGAGATTGTCGCCGGCCGCGTCGCCACGCCGGTGACCCTCAAGGCGATGCTGCCCGACGTCGAGATTCACGGCATGCCGGTCGGCCGCTATCTCGCCGCCCTGGCCGCCAACTCGACGACGATCATCAACGCGCCGGACTTCGCGAAGTACGTCTTCGAATTTTGGCAGCTGCGCCAGCTCTCACAAATCGGCGCCACGGCCTCGAGGCCTGGCCTGTCGCCGACGCAGTCGCTGGCGGCCGCCTGGGCCCAGCTCGACGCGTTGCGCTCCGAAGGCAGCAACGACCCGGCGCAGCACAACACGATCGGCGGCTTCGCGCGGATCCTGGCCGAGGAGATCTCGGCGCCCCCCTCGGCCGACCAGATCGTGCCGTCGACCGGGTTCACCGACCTCGACAAGTTCATCGGTGGCGGCTACCGGCCAGGTCGCCTTTACCTGGCGGCTGGACGGCCGGGCATGGGCAAGACGGTGTTCGGGATCGCATCGGCGCGCCGTGTCGCGCTCAAGGGCTTCGGCGTCGCGTTCTTCTCGCTCGAGATCGACGGCAAAGAAATGAGCGCCCGCACGATCGCCTCGCACATGGCGCTCGGCAGCACCAAGGTCGACTACTCGGCGATCCTGGCGAACAAGCTCTCAGAGCACGAACGATCATGCGTTCTCGACGCGTCGGCGCGGATGGATGCGCTGCCGATGGAAGTCGACGTGACGGGCGGCTTGTCCATGTTCGAGATCGAGTCGCGCTCTCGCGTCTACGTCGAGCGCTGGCGCCGGCGTGGCATCGCGCCTGGCTTGATCGTCATCGACTACATGGGCCTGGTGAAGGCTTCGGACCGCTACCGCGGCCACAAGGTGCACGAGCAAGGCGAGATCGCGTGGGCGGGCAAGCAGCTCGCCAAGAAGCTCGGCGTCGGCGTGCTCATGCTCGCGCAGCTCAACCGCAACGTCGAAAGTCGCGACGATAAGCGACCGCAGATGTCGGACCTGCGCGACAGCGGCAACATCGAGGAGCACGCCGACGTCGTCATGCTGCTCTTTCGGCCGGCGTACTACGACGATCGCGACCCATCAGTGCGAGACGGCGATCCGGTCGCGGTTCAGCGCGCCGACCACCGCAAGAGCGACCTAGTCGTCGACCTCGGCAAGAACCGCCTGGGCCCGACGATCGGCGTGACACTCTGGTGCAGCGTCGGGCACTGCGCCGTCGACAACGCCAGGGCGGCGTACTGATGGCGCAGCTCCCGTACATGCCCCTATGGGTCGCCGAATTTCTTGCCGACACGCAGAAGCTCGATGATCGCGCCTCCTGGGCGTACATCGCGATCTGCATGGACTACTGGCTCAATGGTGAGCCACCCCGCGACGACGACGCCGAGCTCGCTCGCATCGCTCGACAACCGCTGTCCGTCTGGCGTCGCATACGCCCGACCGTCGAGCGGTTCTTCGACTGCGACGAGAACGGCTTCGTCTCGTGGCGCCACGGGCGCGTCGAGGCCGAGCTGATCAAGGCCAAGGCGAAGTCCGAGAAGCGGGCCGAGGCGGGCCGCGCCGGGGGCCAAGCCTCCCGGGCGAGGGCGCGGGGGTCGCCACCGCCAGCCCAAGCAAATGCTGGGGCAATTGCTCCACGTTTGCTCAAGCAGTCAGAGTCAGAGTCAGAATCAAAATCGATCGGTCGATTGGATTCGGTACCGCGCGCGAGGAGCGATGGCGACGACCTCGTCGACCGACTCGTCGCTGCAGCAGGCGGGAACGTCGTCAACGGCTCGACCGGCATCGAGGTCGTGCGTCCGATCCTCGATCTGCAGGCCATGGGCTGCGACCTGGAGCTCGACATCCTGCCGGCGATCAAGGAGACGGTGCCGAAGCTGGACGCGCCCTTGCGGACCTGGGGCGCCCGGTTCGTGCGGGACGCCGTGCTGGCCAAGCAGGCGGCGCGGTTGCGCGGGCGGGGCGGCGGGGCGGCGGCCAAGACCGACCCCTACGCGAAGGACGAGGCCATGTGGGGCGGGTGGTGGAAGCGCTGGACCGCCAGCGGGTACTGGCACGCCGATTGGGGCGCGCGCCCCGACTGCCTCGGCTGCAGGATCCCGCAACACCTTCGCGATCAGTGGGGCGGCGGTGCTAAGACCTGATCGCTATATGCCGATTCGGCGTGCGCGATCAGGGACATGTACGGCACCGGATGGACTGCGGAGCGGGTCAAGGCGCGCCTGGTGGTCGCCTTTGCGCGGCTCCCCGGCAGTCCGGTCTATTCCGCGGCGACTTGGACCCTTGAACCCGCTGACCCGGCGCTCCCGGTCGACGGCGCGCTGCTGATCACCGCAACAGGCCTCTACCTCGGCTTTCGCTCAGACGCCCGACTGTGCCTGCTGGCGTGGGCCAGGGCGCGCTCGACGGGCCGGGGCGGTGTGATGACGCTCTGCCAGGATATGGGCCGCCCGCGCGCTTCGCTGTACCGCTGCGTCGCCAAAGCCGCGGTCAGTGTGGCGGCCGGGCTTAATCACCGGGCAGCGGACGAGAAAATCGCCGCTTGCGGGTGAGACACTTCGGACGGCTGCATGTGTTTTCCACATTTTCGGAGGAGCTATGGCGCAGCCCAGAAAGGCCGTCTCCCGCTACAACATGCTCGGCGCCGTTCACGTACCGGACGAGCTCGGGCGGCCGCCGGCCTCTGTGCACGTCCGCACGCGTGTCGGTGCCGTGATCGACCCGTACGACCCCGACGGCAAAAGCCGGATCGCGGTGAGGATCAATCGCTGCGTCGATGTCCTCGAGGACGAGCGGGCTCACAAACGCATATCCGAAGCGGCTTATCGTGAAGGCCGCGCGCTGATGCGGCTTTTCGAACCGGCCACCGCGATGGGCTCGACCAACTGGGCCGGCACCAGCCGTGTCGATGCGTGGGTGGCGAAGGAGCTGAGCGTGATCCGCGGCATCGATCGCGCCCGGGCGATCACTGCGCTTAAGGGCTGGCTGCGCCACGAGCTCGGGGCGATCGACGCCAACCTGGTCGTGCGCATCGTCGGCGAGGGCAAGAGCTACGCCGAAGCCGCAGCGCTGCAAGGAAAGGCGGGCGACCGCGGAATGCGCTACATTGCAGCGCGGTTCCGCGACGCGCTCGAGGCGCTGGCGGAAGCCAAGGCGGCCGTGGGGGCCGAGCGGAAGAGGCGGACATGATCACACCAACACCTGGCCGGATCGTCTGGTACCGGCCGCTCACCACCGAAGGCCTAGCGTGTCAGCCAGGCAAGCCTCTCGCAGCAATCGTGGCCGACGTCATTACCGATCGCTGCGTGACGCTGAGCGTGATCGACGCGGCCGGCAACCACCACGGTCGCACGGCGATCCCGCTGCTGCAGGATGACGATGCGCCTTTAGAGCGCGGCGGCTATGCCGAGTGGATGCCGTACCAGGTCGGCCAGGCGAAGCGGCACGAGGCCGATAACCGGGAAAATCGCTCGGTGGCTTGACCGGACCGGCGAAATGGTGATGATCGCCACGCTACCGAGATTCATGGGCGCACCGCGCCTTAGACGAAGAACGGCCCTGCGCCCCTCAGCGCGGGGCCGTTCGCTTTTCCGAGGTCCTCATGCGGCTGTCCGATAGCGACGCCGCGCGGCGGCTCCTCGAGCTCGCCGAAGCGGCCGCGCGTCTGCCGGCCTACGATCGTCTCAACCCTCACGCCTTCCACGAGGCGAAGTCGGAACTCGCCGCAGATCTGCGCACGCTGGCGCGCTCGTTCGCGCCCTCGAGCCGTCGCCAGATCCGCGCGCAGACCTTCCGATAATCATCCTTCTCGGACGTCGTATTTGACGTCGATCTGACCCGCTTTTCGGAGGCGGGTTTCACGTGAAACTAATTCCTAGCGGAATGGGCGAGCGCACGAACGCGCCAACGCATCAACGGCTTAGCCGATGACGCGCCGCGCGACCGCACACACATCCACCTTGCCGGATCGGCACCACTCGCGAGCCCCACATGACGCGCGACCTGGTGCCTTTCGGCGCGCTGCCCGCCCCGACGACCACGGATGTACTGGCGTCGGCGGCCGGGTATGCGCGCGCCAGCAAAAGCGACGCGACGATCCGAGCCTACCGCTCCGATCTCGCCGACTTCGGCGCCTGGCTCGCCGGGTTCCGCGACCAGTACGCGCACGCGCGCGAGGAATTCCGCGAGCGGGCTGAGCTCGCTGGTCAGAAGCTGCTGCCCGCCTCGATCGAGGAGTGCGCCGCCTATCTGGCGCACCTGGCCGACAGCGGGCTGAAGGTTTCGACGATCACGCGGCGCGCTGCCGCGATCGCATTCGGGCATCGGTCGATCGGGAAGCCCCCGCCCACATCGGCCGAGCCAGTTAAGGCGGTGCTTCGCGGCATCCGCCGGCGACTGGGGTCTGCGGTTGAGCAGAAAGCTCCCGCCACCGCCCGAGCTCTTACGAAGATCCTGCGGCAGGTTCCGATCGATACTCAGATCGGCATTCGCGATCGCGCCATCCTGCTGCTCGGCTTCGCCGGCGCCCTGCGCCGCTCAGAGATTGCTGCGCTCGAGGTCGAGGACCTCACGTTCACGCCCGAGGGGGTGCACGTCCGGATCCGGCGCAGCAAAACCGACCAAGACGGCGAGGGGGCCTCGATCCCGATTCCGGCTGGCAGCAAGCTCAAGCCCGTAGATGCATTGAAAGCTTGGCTGGCCACGCGGAACGATGATCTGGGCGCCTCGCTGTTCGGTGTTTGCGACCGCACGGTCGCGGAGATCGTCAAGCGCTACGCGCGCAAGGCGAAGCTCGACCCGACGACGTTCGCGGGGCACTCGCTGCGCGCCGGCTTCATCACCTCGGCGCTCGAGCACGGCGCCGACATCTTCAAGGTGATGGACATCAGCCGCCACCGGCGCATCGAGACGGTCCGCGAATACGATCGGCGCGCCAAGGCGTTCAAGAACCACGCAGGAAGGGGATTCCTATGATGGCACTGCAGATCGCCGTCGGCATCTGGCTCGGCGCAGGCATGATCGCGGCGTCCGTGTGGGCCGGCTGCACGATCGCCGAACGCGTCAACGACGTGCGTCGCGGTCGCATGACCTGGCGCGAGGCCTTCGGCCTGTGAACGCGCCGGTCCGCTTCAACTCGGTCGCCTGCTACGTCGTCCAGCACGACCACAATCCGACGATGTTCCTCGACTGTCAGTCGCCGACCGGCGATCCGACAGGATGGTGGACGCACGACATCGAGAAGGCATACCGCTTCGCAAGCCAGGGCGACGCGCTGCGATGGCTCAACAACTGGCGCAACGGCAAGGGCTACGTGCTCCCGTGCATCATGCACCGCGGACGCCCGCGCGTCGCATGAAGCGCATCGGCCGACACCCGATCCTCGGCCGCCGCGAGCTGCAGCTGGCGCCAATCCTTGCACAAGCTGTGGCCCGGGGATTTGCGATCGCGCAGCGTGCTGCGGTAAGCCTCGATTCGTCGGCGCGTGACGCCGGCGATACGGAGGCACTCAACATGGCTGCACCGAAACGCTCGAGCACCCGCTCGACGACAGCGCGATCAACGCGGAAGGCGGCGCCGAAGCGCAAGCCGATGAAGGGCGCGGCGACGCGTCGAACGCAGGCGCGCGGCTAAGTCGTCAGGGACTGTGCTGCTCATGGGGCCTCGCGAAAGCGGGGCCCTTTGCTTTGTGGGGACGACGATGAGCGAGACACAGGTGCGCGCGTGGGCCTCGGGCCTGCTGTACCGCAAGCCGCGGCCGATCCGTCGGCACCAGGTCAGGCCGCTGCCGATCGCGCGCGAGGTCCGCACCGAGCCGCTCACACCAGGCCTGCGGCCGAAGCCCGACCTGGGCGACGTTCCGGGCTTCCACCAACCGTTCATCCGAGGGGACTACTACGATGATGACGAAACCGACCGCCAGCGTCGCCAAGCGTGAGGAGCAGCGCGAGGTGCACATGGCCAACGCCGGCACCGAGCTGGCGCGCCTCCTCGAGCAGGCCAGGATCCGCAACATCGACGGCGACATGGTCGCAACCGTTCTGATCGCCGTGCTCGCGTCGCGCAATGCCACGCTCGCGGGCAAGGTGCTGATGGGCGTCGAAATGGCGATCCAGAAGTATCCGGTGGTGAGGATCATCCCCGATCCAGCCTATGGCGTGCGCGACCCTGCGGCCGAGCTCGTCGACATCCGCACGCTGCCGGACTACGTGCTCACCGTCGACCGCGCGATCGGCAACGTGCTGCCGACGCATCTGGATCTCGACCCACACCCGGCCATGCCGGTGTCCGAGCGCGATCCGCCGGCGCGCGAGGACGCGACGCACGTGCCCGGCGAGCCGCAGGACCGCTGATGGACCCGCGCAACGCCGTGCTGCTGGTCGAGTGGGTGCGCGGCATGCGCGCGTTCGATCACCAGGCCGTCCGTATGCGCCAGCGCTACGAGACGATCGGCGGGCTGCGCTTCCGCTACTGGCTCGAGAACGACTTCATGCGCTACGGCCCGTTCTATGGGTAGGCCCACCGACTACACCAACGAGATCGCGCTGCAGATCTGCGAGCGCATCGCCGACGGCCAGAGCCTGCGCAAGATCTGCCGCGACGAGGAGATGCCCGACAAGGCGACGGTGCTGCGCTGGCTGGCTTGCGAGGACCGCGCCGACTTCCGCGCGCTGTACGCGAAGGCGCGGGAGCTGCAGGCCGACAGTTACGTCGATGACGTGGTCGATATTGCCGACACGCCGATAGAGGCGACGACCACCGTCGAGAAAGAGGTCGCCGTCGACAAGGTGCTGCAGCCGACGACCGAAACGCGCACAGCCGACGCGGTGGATCGCTCCAGGCTGCGCATCGATGCGCGGAAGTGGGCCGCGTCGAAGCTCGCGCCGAAGAAGTACGGCAACAAGCTCGAGCTCGCCGGCGACGCCGACAACCCGATCGTGTTCGAGAAGATCGAGAGAGTCATTGTCGACCCTGCAGATCCCGACAGCTCGGGTCTATAAGCCGCTCCTCGAGCCGGCCCGATACAAGGGCGCTCACGGCGGCCGCGGCTCAGCGAAGTCTCACTTCTTCGCCGGGCTGCTGATCGAGGACTGCCTCGCTGAGAAAGGGCTGCTGAGCGTCTGCATCCGCGAGGTGCAGAAGACGCTCAAGGAATCGTCGAAGCGGCTGCTCGAGAACAAGCTCGAGGAGCGCCGGATCGGCGGCTTCAAGTCGTACACCGACCGGATCGCGACACCTGGTGATGGTCAAATCATCTTCCAGGGTATGCAGGACCACACTGCGGAATCGATCAAGTCGCTCGAGGGCTACAAGCGCGCCTGGCTGGAAGAGGCGCAGACGATCTCGACCAGGTCGCTCACACTGCTGCGGCCGACGATCCGCGCTGCAGGCTCGCAGATCTGGGCAAGCTGGAACCCGCGCCGCAAGTCGGACGCGATCGACGAATTCCTGCGCGGGCCGAAGAAGCCCGCCGGCGCCGTCGTCGTGCAGGCCAACTGGCGCGACAATCCGTGGTTTCCGAAGGAGCTCCACGACGAGCGCCTGCACGACTTCGAGCACTATCCGGAGCGCTACGAGCACATCTGGGAGGGCGGCTACGCCAAGGCTTTCGAGGGCGCGTACTTCGCGAAGAACCTCGCCGAGGCCAGGCTCAAGCGCCGTATCGGCCACGTCGAGCGCGATCCGCTCCTGCCGGTGCGCGCGATCTTCGACCTTGGTGGCTCGGGCGCACACGCCGACGCGATGGCGATCTGGATCGTCCAGTTCGTCGACCGCGAGATCCGCGTGCTGCACTACATCGAAGGCGTCGGCCAGGTCCTCGGCTACTACGTGGCTGAGCTGCGCAGGCTCGGTTTCGGCGACGCGATCTGCATCCTGCCGCACGACGGCGTCAACGAGAACAACGTCACCGGCAAGCGCTACCACGACCACCTGACCGACGCCGGTTTCGAGGTCCCGCCGCCGATCGCCAATCAGGGCCGCGGCGCCGCGATGATGCGTATCGAGGCCGCGCGCCGGATCTTCGCGCAGTGCTGGTTCAACGAGGCGACCTGTGAGGCCGGGCTCGATGCGCTTGGCTACTACCACGAGCGCAAAGACGAGACGCGCAACGTGGGCCTCGGGCCCGAGCACGATTGGTCGTCGCACGGTTCCGATGCCTTCGGCCTGATGGCGATCGTTTACGAGGCGCCAACCGAAAACAAGCCGCGCGAGCGGCAGAGGCCCAAGGGCGGATGGCAGCGGTCATGACGACGAAGCTCTCGATCTCGTGCCTTTACGAGAACGGCAACAAACCGCGCAACCGAGCGCTGCTCAAGATGATGCTCGAGGATCTGCGCAAGCACATGCAATTCCAAGGCCTCGAGGCGACGGCGTTCCGCCGACATCGCTTCGCGCTGCCTAACGACCACACGTTCCGCGACCACACCGAGGTGCTGGTTGTCGTGCACGTCCGCGCAAAGGTCTGAAATGGTGAAGAAGGTAAACGGCCGCACCGTGCCACCGCTGCGTGGCGCGAAGTCGAAGGCTGCGCCGAAGTCGGCGCCGAAGGCCAAGCGCATCAAGCGCTACGTGCCGGCCGACGACGTCGACGAGGCGGCCGAGGAAAAGGCCGCGAGCGAGCAGGTCGTCGGCACCGACCAGGGCGATGGCGGCAACAGCCAGGTCGAGGTCACGATCGAGCTCGCTCGCGAGATCTACGAGGCCGGCTTCAACCGCGATCAGCCAAACCAGGACGAGGGCTATATCGACCTGAAGATGATCGCCGGCGAGGAGCACTGGGACCCGACGGCGTACAACGAGCGGATCGACGAAGGCCGCCCGGCGATGGTCGTGAACCAGATGTCGCAGTTCGTGCGCCAGGTCACCGGCGATATCAGGCAGATGCGCCCGGGCGTGAAGGTCGTTCCGATCACCGACGACGCGTCGAAGGACGTCGCGGCCAAGGTGCTGCCGGGCCTGATCCGCTACATCGAGCGCCGCAGCAACGCGACGCGCCTCTACTACGCAGCCGCCGATCAGATGGTCGGCGCCGGCATGGGCCACGTGATGGTGGTCCATGAGTACGCCGGCGAGCGCACGATGAACCAGGAGCTCCGGATCGCGCCCGTGCCCGACGGCCTGGCGGTCGTGTGGGACGCCGATGCCGTGCTGCCGCTGCGCGAGGACGCGAAGGACTGCTTCGTTCCCTACGACATGTCGACGCGCGCCTTCAAAGCGGAGCACCCCGACAAGAGCGCCGACAGCTTCTCGAGCTCGAGCGAGGCCTTCAGCAACTGGGCGAGCGACGACCACGTGCGCGTCGCGATCTGGTTCCATAAAGTCAAGACGAAAAAGCGCCTGGCGCTGTTCGCCGACGGCCGGATCGACGACGTCACCGACGATGATGAGGCCGAGGCAAAGGCGGTGCAGCTTGGCGCCGAGATCAAGGAGCGCGACGGCTGGAAGGTCCAGCGCTACCTGATCAGCTGCAACGACATCCTCGAGGGCCCCGAGGATGTGCCGGGCCCGAACATTCCGGTGATCCCGTTCGTCGGCGAGGAGGTCGTGATCGGCCGGCGTGTCGTGCGCCGTGGCGTGGTCCGCGTGCTCCGCGACGTGCAGCGGATCTACAACTACGCGATCTCGACGCAGACCGAGATCATTGCGCTGCAGCCCAAGGCGCCGTTCATCGGCACCCGGGCGCAATTCGAGAAGTACGCCGACCAGTGGGAGACGGCCAACACCCGCAACTGGCCCTATCTCGAATACACGCATGTCGCGGGCGTGCCGGCGCCAGAGCGCTCGCAGCCCGCGGTGGCATCGACCGGCCTCGACGATCTCCTGCAGATCACCACGCAGGCGATGTACTCCACGACCGGCATCTACCCGTCGGCGCTCGGCGCAAAGTCGAACGAGACGTCCGGCAAGGCCATCATGGCGCGCCAGCGCGAGGGCGACACCGGCACCTACATCTACAACGACAATTTCACCGCAGCGGTCGAGCGCGTCGGCCAGGTCCTCGTCGACGCCTCTCCCGACGTCTACGACACGAAGCGCACGATCCAGATCACCGGCGAGGACGGCAAGATCGACGCGCTGCCGATCAACCAGGTCAACCTGGGCGACGACGCCGAGACGCACATCGCGCTCAACGACATCACCAAGGGCTCGTACCTGGTCGCGGTCGAAATGGGCCCGAGCTACAGCACCAAACGCGAGGAATCGCGCGAGGGCATGCTCGAGCTGATCCGCACGCTCGGCCCGCAGGGCGCGATGATGTTCATCGACCTGTTCATCAAGGCGCTTGACTGGCCGCTCGCCGACAAGATTTCCGAGCGCGCCAAGCACATGCTGCCCCCCGACGTGCGCGAGCGTGAGGCCAAGGAGGCAGGCGAGGAACCGCCGCCGCCGGCACCGCCGACGCCCGAGCAGCAGCAGATGCTCGAGGAACAGCGGCTCGGCAACGTCGAGCTCGCCCGCAAGAACGAGCTCGAGGAGCGTCGCCAGGCCATCGAGCTGGAGAAGCTGGAAGTCGAGCGCGCCAGGGTGCGCCAGGAAGGCCTGCAGCTTGGTATCGATACCGAACAGGCGGCGCGCCAGGCCGAGATTGATCGCGGCAACCAGGTGCTCGAGTCGAACCGCCAGACGCTCGAGCGCCGCGGCCAGGACGTCGAGGCGATCGGCATGGCGTCCGGCGAGATCAACGCCGAGCGCGAGCACGAGATCGCCCTCAATCCGGAGGCCGCGGCCGCAGCTGCTGCAGCCGGCAAGCCGCAGAAACCGCAGCCTGGCGCTGCAGCTTCGGAAGGGGACGTCGACCAGGCGCAGCAGCAGGACATCGACGAGCTCAAGGGCACGGTCGCCGAGCTGCTCGAGGAGGTCATGCGCCTGCGCGAGATCATCGACAGCGGCGCACCGCCCCAGCCCGACATCAACGCCGGCGACGGCCTGCAGCTCGAGGGCGGGCCAGCGCTTGAGCCGCCGCCGCCCGCATCCATTGACCCCGGCACCGCCGTCGCAATGGGCGACGAGCTGCCACCCATCGCCTAACCGGAGAACACCCATGTTTCGGAAGATCCTCGCCGCCGCTGCCGTCCTGGCCGTCCTGGCCGCCCTGGCGCTGTCGCCTGTCGCTCACGCCGGCGGCGACGTCGGACACCCGGCCGACACCTTCGCGATCGCCGGCGCAAGCGGCAACGTCGCCAACGCGACCGCCACCGCAACGCTCACCGTCACCGCGGGCCAGCGCGCGTTCATGTGCAGCTTCTCGATCACCGGCGGCGGCGCCACCGCCGGCGCGCTCGTCAACGCCACAATCACCGGCTTAACCGGCGGGACGCAGACGTTCGTGGTGGGTGTTGCGACAGGCGTGACGGTGGGGAATGCGCCGATCGTCTTTGACATCAACCCGTGCGTGCCTGCCGCGTCGGTTGGCACGAACATCGTGCTCACGGTGCCGGCTCTCGGCGCGGGTAACACCAACTCGGCCGCGACGATCACCGGCTATCGGTACTAAGCCGCCCTCGGGAAGCTGATGATCTGCGCGTGAACGAGCGGCTGCGATCGCTCCTCGGCCACGACGTCGCGGAAGTGCTGCAACCTGGCGTCGGCTTGCATTGCGACGATCTTCTCGAGCAGCTCGGGCACCGACGGCTCGGGAAGGATCAGCTGCTGCTGGGCCTGCGCCGGCGCAAAGTGAACGAGGTCGTCGAGCGTCCTGATCTCGTCATGTGCGATCTGCGGCATCGCGTCGATCGGCCGGAAGTTCTCGACGCGGAAGGTGCGCACGACCTGGCCGACTATGTTCGGCGCCAGGTGCTCAACGTGGAGCACCGGGAGGTTTCGACGGTCGATCATGCCGCCTTCGAACATATCGCGGTAGTTCCACCGGGTGAACGTCTCGCTGATGCCGCGCAGGTTCAAGCGCTGATGACGGAACGCGATGCGCATCCGTTCGTAGTGCGGATCCTGCTCGGCCGAGAGCTCCCAGCCCGCTTTCTGCAGGCTGTACGTATCGGATCGCCACCCGGCCCAGTGCAGCTCGACCGGGAGCGACTGGAAACGGTACCCGGCCATCAGGCGGCGCCGATGTCCCGCAGGATTGCGGCGTGCTCTCGCTCGAGGTTCGCAAGCACCGTTTTGGCGCTGGCGATCGCACGCAGAGAACCGACGACGCGCTTCTTCGCGGCATCGGCGAGCTCCTTGGTCACGTCAGCCTGGGCCTCGGCGACGATCTGGTCGACATCCAGCATCGGCGCGGCAGCGCCTTTGGTGATGTCGGTGATGTTGCTTCCGCTGTTCGACATTTCGGTAGCTCCCTTCGGTTCGGCTTCGGCCGGTTAGCACATTTTCAGCAGCTTCGGGCGGGCGTTCGCGACCTGTGGACGCCGCCGCGATGACCGGGCCCTCGCGGGCCCTTTTTTGTGAGTGAAAACATGTCCCAGGGTGACACCCCGAGCAACGCGTCAGCCGCGGCAGGAGCCGCAGCGCCGACAGAGGCAGCTCAAACGTCTGCGGTCGACTTCAGCGATCTCGACGCGGAGCAGGAAGCCGAAAGCCGAAAGGCCGAGGAAGCCGGCGACGACGAGGACGACGAGTCGACCAATAGCAGGGACGGCGACGACGACGATGCCGACGAAGACGAAGGCAACGACGAAGACGCCGACGACGAGGAAGACAGCGGCGACGCTGACGAGGACGACGACGAGCAGGAGGACGATGACGATCGCCCCCGCAAGAAGTCGCGATCGCAGCGCTACCAGGATCAAATCCGCCGACTGCAGGACGAAAACTCGCAGCTGCGTGGCCGCTCCGCCGGCAACCTGACTGACGAGCAAGTCGCTGCGAAGGTGAAGACGATCATCGGTGAGCCGCCGCAGGAGAAGGACTTCGACGACTACCTGGCATTCGACCGCGCCGCGCAGGCGTACGAGGTCGACAAGCGCCAGGTGACGCGCGAGGTCAAGGCCGAGGCCGGGCGTGCGACTGAGGCGGACAATTTCCGCAAGCAGCAGCGCGCCGAGCAGCACAACGACCGCGTCGCGGACTTCCGCACGCGCGGTGCCACGCCCGACGAGAAGAAGGCCAACGCGGCCGACTTCGACAAGGTGATGGCTGCTGCGAAGAACGCCAAGGTCGCGCCGGTCGTCGAGGAGCTGATCCTCGACAGCAAGAAGGGCGCTCACCTGCAGTACTACCTCGCGAAAAACCCCGACCGCCTCGCTGCGTTGAACCGAATGTCCGAGCGCGATGCCGCTCGCGAGATCGGCCGCATCGAGGCACGGCTGGCCCTGCCGAAACCCAAAACGAAATCTTCGGCACCGCCCCCGCCACGCCGACCGCAAGGTGGATCTGCCCCCGCCTCAGCCGATGCTGAGCTCGAGGGCTACCTCACCAAAAAGTACGGCAAGCAACGCTGATCAGAACAGCGGACGCAGAGTCGTCCCGACAGCAACGGTGCCGAGCAGCCTGAAGGGCTTCCCGGCAAATGCCTAATACCGTTCTCAATCCGACCATCATCGCGAAAGCGGCGGTGCGTCTCCTCGACAACGAGCTCGTGATGGCGAACCGCGTGTTCCGCGGTTACGAGAACGAGTTCGAAAAGAAGGTCAACGGCTACGACATCGGCGACACGGTCACCATCCGCAAGCCGAACCAGTTCACCGTTCGCTCTGTCATCGCCGCGTCCATTCAGGATGTGGTCGAGGGCAAGCAGACCTTCACCGTCAACAGCGTGCGCGGCGTCGACTTCAGCTTCTCGTCCACCGACCTGACACTGAAGATCTCCGAGCTCGCGGACCGCGTCATTCGCCCGGCGATGATCCAGCTCGCCAACGCGATCGACGCCGACCTGATGTCGCTCTACACGCAAGTGCCGCAGTGGGTTGGTCAGCCCGCGACCGGTGCCGACGCGGCCGTCGACAGCTACAGCAAGTTCACCCGCGCTGCAGAGCGCATGGACGAGCTGGCGGTGCCGCAGGACGAGCGCGTCGCGATCCTCGGCCCGAACAGCTACTGGGGCATGGCCGGTTCGCAGGCCGCCCTGCAGCTGCAGTCGATCGGCTCGGCCGCGTACCGGAAGGGCTCGATCGGTGAGATCGGCGGCATCGACACGTACATGTCGCAGAACGTGCCGACGTACACCGCCGGCACGGGTGCCGACGCTTCCGTCACCGTCAACGGTGCCGCGCAGCAGGTCACCTACGCGGCGATCAAGGACACTGAGTCCGTCCCCGGCACTCAGACCCTGATCACCGCCGGCTGGGGCGCCTCGACGACCATCACGGCCGGCACGGTGTTCACGATCGCGAACGTGTTTGCGGTCAACCCGGTCACCAAGGCGGTCCTGCCGTTCCTGCAGCACTTCACCGTGGTGACGGCGCTCTCGGCTGACGGCGCCGGTGCGGCGACTGTGACCATCTCGCCGGCGATCATCGTCTCCGGCGCGTTCCAGACGGTGAACTCGGCGCCTGCCAACGGCGCGGCCATCGTGGTCGCAGGCGGTGCGTCGCTCAACTACCGTCAGAACCTGATGTTCCACAAGAACGCCTTCGGCCTCGTCACGGTGCCGATGGTGAAGCCGCCGGGCGCAGTGAGCTGCACGCGCGAGTCCTACAAGGGGCTCAGCGTCCGCTTGATCCCGTACTACGACGGCACGAACGACGTCAGCTCCTGGCGTCTCGACGTCCTGTACGGAAAGAAGGCGCTGGATCCGCGGCTCGCCGTTCGCTTCGGCGGCGGCTCGGGCACGATCTAACGACGAAGGGCGGCGCGGGATGCAAGCTCCCCGCGCCGCCTGTTTTTCTTACCCTGCCTTCTGCGGCTCAGCTGCAGGAGCTCCTCCGCTCGCGCCCAAACCACGGTTCGGATCGTTCGGGTGCGTGCCTTCCGGCGGCAATCCGACATAGCCGTCCGGCAGCATCTCCCCGGGCAACAGGTTGAACACGCGCATCGAGCCGTCAGGCAGGTAGCCGGCCTGCGCCAGCGTCTTGCCCGGCTCCTCGTACTTCGCCGCTCGCGTCATCCGCGGGTCGGGCTGCTTCACCGCCGACTTTTCCGCGGCCGCACTCGTCTGCGCACCTGCAGCTGCAGATGGTCCTGCGCCGGCTGCAGCGCCGGCACCTTTGTTCGCTTCTGCCATTTCGGCCTCCTCACTCAATCGCGCGGAATACGCCCGCGCTCGAGCCCCATAGCATGACCGACACGCCAAAGACTCGGCTCGATCTGATCGACCGCGCGCTCGAAAACCTCGGGATCTTGGTCGAGGGCCAGGCCCCCACTGCCGAAATGCGCCAGAAGGTCGACCGCGTCATCGACCCGCGCGTCGCCGAGCTCCGCGTCGACGAAGTGATCTATCTCGCCGACGTCGGCACAACGAACCCGCCTGCCGGCGGTCAGATCCCGGTCGAATGCTTCCTCGCGCTCGCTGACGTCATCGCATGGGCAGCTGCGCCGTCTTTCAGCCTGGCCGGCGATCCATCGCTGAAAGTGCTCGGCGATCTCGGTGAGGACCGCCTGCGCACGATCGCCAGGCCTCCGAAGTCGCGCCGCATGTTGCGCACCGACACTGCGACCAGGCCGCAGGGCAGGGGCCGGCCCGGTAGCTTCTCGCGGGGCACCTGATGCGGAAGCCTGTCGAGATCCCGTACCCGCTGCAGACCAACCCGGGACTGCACGGCCAGGAATCGGGCGGACGCCTGATCAACTGCTACGTCGACGAGCTGCCGAAGTCGGCGAAGGCGCGGCGCATCTATCGGCGCGCGCCTGGTCTGCGATCGTGGGGCACCACGGCGCGCACCGGGATGCGCGGCGCGATCGAGATCGGCGGAATCCTTTACGTCGCCTTCAACGGCCAGCTCGAGAAATGGAGCCTGGCGGCCGGCGGAGCGTCGGCCAACGTCGGCGCGCTCACCGGCACAAAGAAGGGCTTCTTCGCGCGCAACAACGCGAGCACGCCCGACAAGGTGTTCGTCGACCCCGACGGCAACATCACGACGTTCACGCCGACGGCGGTCGCTGGCAGCTATCCCGATCCGGACCTTCCGGCGGTGAACGCGTGCTGCGACATCGACGGCTACATGGTTTTCACGACAGGCAACGGGCGCGCCTACGCGACCGGGCTCAACACGACGGCGGTCGACCCGCTTTCGTTCGGCGCCGCAGAGGCGAAGTCGGACGGCCTCACGCGGCCGATCCCGTACGCCGGCGCGCTCTACCTCATGGGCAACTTCTCGACCGAGGTGTGGCCCAACGCCGGCACGACGCCGTTCCCGTTCTCGCGCGGCACCGTCATCCCACGCGGCATCGCCGGGCCGTATTGCGTCACCGGACACGAGAACGGTTTCGGCAAAGGCCTGTTCATCGTCGGCGACGACAACCGCGTGAGCGTGCTGCAGGGCTACGAGTTCATCCCGATCTCGCCGCCCGACCTGGATGCACTGCTCGAGGCGGTCACCGACAAGACCACGATCGAGATGTGCTCGTACATGTCGCGAGGCCACGCGTTCGTGCAGGTGACGGGCCCGACGTTCACCTGGTTCTACGACCTCAACACCAAGCTGTGGTTCGAACGACAGAGCTACGGGCTCCTGTACGCGCGCATCACGCAAGCGCTCAACGTCAATGCCTTCGGCCGGTGGCTGTGCGGCGATCGCTCGAGCGGCAACATGGTCGAGATCATCGCCGGCGTGAACCAGGAGATCGGCAACCCGTTCCGCGCTCGCATCGAGAGCGGTCCGGTGACCGACTTCCCGGTCGGCATGCGCGTCGGCCGCGCCGACTTCGAATTCGAAACCGGCGTCGGCATTGCCGCAGGCCTCGACCCGATCCAGCGCAATCCGAAGGTCGGGATTTCATGGTCGGACAATGGCGGGCAGGACTGGACGGCTGAGCTCGAGCGCGAGCTTGGCGCGCAGTCGCGGACCGAGCAGCTCGTGTCGCTGGTCGGAGGCCTCGGTCGATCGACCTGGAACGGCCGCCGCTGGCGTCTCGACATCGCGGACCCGGTCGACCTCGGCTTCATGGGCGGCCGCCAGGCTGAGAACCCGAGGCTCACCGGCTGATGGCAGCACCGCTCGTTCTCCCGCCCCCTTCGGTGAAAATGTTCACCGAGCAGGGCCAGCAGCTGCCGCCAGGGCGCGACTTTCTCGATCAGCTACGTCGCCTGGTCACGGAGATCAACGCGGCCGTGGCTGCGCTGCAGGCCGCAGGAACGGCACCGCCGGCGGCGCAGTACCTGACGCTGGCAACGCACACGGGCCTCTCGGCCGAGCGGGTCGCAACCGCCGGCTCGGGCGTCGCGTTTACGGACGCCGGCGCGAACGCCGCGCTGACGATCGCCGTCGACGTTGGCGTCACGCTGCAGACGCTGCAGACGACGTACGCGACGAACGCCAACATCACCACGCTGATCCCGCTCGACGACACGATCCCCACGATCACCGAGGGCGATCAGATCATGTCGCTGGCGATCACCACCGCGGCCGCGGCGAACAAGGTGCGCGCGAACGTCGTGATCATGGGCAGCGTCAGCAGCATCAACACGTCGCTCACCGCGACGCTCTGGCGCGGCTCGACGCTGGTCGGCGTGTCGACGCACTACTTTCCGTCGGCGCAGTACATCGCCTGCGTGCCGATCGACATCCTCGATGCACCGGGAGCTGCGGCTGCGCATACCTACACCGTTCGCGTCGGCCCCAGTTCCAACACCGCGCGCCTCAACGGCACGACCGGGGCGCGGGTGTTCGGCGGTGCGTCGCTCTGCACCCTCACACTCTCCGAAATCAAAGGATAAGCCCCGATGGGTCTGCTCGACACGTTCACCGGCAAGCCTGCGAAAGACGCCGCGGCTGCTAATGCTGCCGAATATCGCAAATACGGCGACGCCTCCCTCGGCGATCTCGATCGCGGCCTTGAGGGTTCGCTCGGCGCGATCGACGGCGCGATCGACGCCTACGCTCCGCTGGGTGCGCTTGGCCAGAAATACGGCCGCGGCACCGACGGCTACATGGATGCAGTCGGCCTCAACGGCGCCGAAGGCAACGCGCGCGCCGTCGATTCATTCCATGCCGGGCCCGGCTACAACTTCATGGTCGACGAGGCGACCGATCGCGGTGCTCGGGCGGCTGCTCGCTTCTCGCCGGGCGGCAACGAGATCGACAGCGTGACGCGCATCGCGTCGGGCCTGGCCGATCAGACCTGGGACAAGCACCTCGCCCAGCTCGGCACATTCATGCCGCAGGAGGCGGCCGCGACGTCGGGCGCTGCTGCAGGCACCGCGGCCGGCTACGGCGCGAAGGCCGGCGCATATTCGACCGACGCCACCAACCGCGTCGGCGTGCGCGGCAACGTCGCGAGCGGCATTGCGAACAGCAACACCGCGAGCGCGCAGGCGCAGATGAACGCCAACTCGCAATTCTGGAACGGACTTATGTCGCTGGGCGGCAACGTCGCCAAGGCTGCATACGGCGCTCCACCCACTCCGGCACGGGCCTAACCGAACATGGCGATCAGTCAGCTGCAGCTGCCCGGGCCGATCCGCGATCCGCAGATCGATTGGTCACGCCTTGACGCGATCGGCGACACGATCGCCCGCGGCCGCGCCGAAGCGCGCGACACCGAGGGGCTCGTCGGCATGGTCGATACCCTGCCAACTCGCGGGGCGGGTGTTATGGGCCAAGCCCCGGCACCTGCAGCGCGGCCGGACGCCGCGCCAGGACTCGACGATCTCATTGCGCAAACCGCGCAGCGCAACGGAATCAATCCACAGGCGCTGCGCCGCTACGTGCAGATCGAGTCGGGCGGCCGGCCGGATCTCGTTTCGCCGAGCGGTCGCCACGGCGGCCTGCTGCAGATCGGCGCCGACGAATACACGAAGCGCGGCGGCAAGAATCTGTTTGACCCGGCCGAGAACCTCGAGATCGGCGCGCAGCGGCTGCGCGAGAACACCGAGGTGCTCAAGCGCCGGCTCGGTCGCGATCCGACGCCGACCGAGCTCTATCTCTCGCACCAGCAGGGCATCGGTGGCGTAGCGGCGCACATGGCCGCGCCCGATCGGCCGGCCTGGCAGTCGATGCTCTCGACGGCGGAAGGTCGCGAGAAGGGCGAGGCGTGGGCGAAAGCCGCGGTGTGGGGCAACGTGCCCGATCGCGACAAGCAGCGCTTCGGCTCTGTCGACAACATGACGTCGCGCGACTTCCTCGAGCTGTGGCGTGGCCGCGTGGAAGCGCCGGGCCAGCCTGCCGCGGCTGCGCCTGCGCCGGCGGCGCAGTCCGGTGCCGAACGCGTGGGTGCCGCGCTGCGGTCGATCGAGCCTGCGCAGGCCGAGCAACTCAAGCAGATGATCCGCGCCGGCGGGCAGTCGCGCCAGGTGGCGCTCGCGCGTATTGCGCAGATCACCAAGCCCCGCGACCCGGTGAAGCTGAACGAGGGCGAGGTCCTCGTCGACGGCGACGAGCCATCGCGCGTGCTCGCGCGCGGCCAGGACAAGACGATCACGCTCCGACCTGGTGGCGTGGCCATGCGCGGTGGCCAGGTGGTTGCGCAAGCGCCGAACGCGCCCAGCACCGGGGAGCGGGAGGAGGACAAATTTCAGGGCCGTCAGCGGATCGCTGAGCGGCTCGGCATGAAACCGGATGATCCCGAGACGAAGCGCTATCTGGCGACAGGTCAAGTGCCCGGCAGCGACAAGGTCACGCCGACCCAGTTCAAGATGATCGCTGACGCGGAGGACGAGAACCTCAACCTCAACGGCACGATCGAGGTGCTCAGCCGCGCACGCGCGCTGAATGGCAAGATATTCACGGGCGCCACCGCTGGTGCGCGCACATGGCTCGGCACCCAGCTCAAGGACGGCCTGGTCCCTGATTTTATCGCCGATCCGCAAGGTGCGCAGGCGACGGAGGAGTGGTCGAAGCTCATGGAGCCGGAAGCGCTCCAGACCATGGCCCGCACCCTGAAGGGCGCGACGACCGACTTCGAGCTGCGGACATTCATCAAGCAGCTCGCGGACCCGACGACGACGCCACAAACGCGCCTCGCGGTTATCGATCGGCTGGAGCGCATGGCGAAGCGCAACATCGCGATCAACCAGAACCGAATGGACCAAATCCGGGGCGGCACCTACACGCGGCCTGGCGGCGGTGAGTCCAGCGGCGCGCCGGCCGCTAGGCCCCAACCCCCGGCCGGGGGCGTGCCGCCGGCAGCTGCCGAGCAGCTCAGGTCGGACCCCAGCCATCAAAGGCAGAGGCAGTTCGATGAAATCTTCGGGCGCGGAGCCGCGTCCCGAGTCCTCAAGGGCAACTGATGGCCGAGAACCCGTTCGCTCAGTATGCGACGCCCGCGCCGACGGCGCCCGCGGCCGCCCCTGAGGGCAATCCGTTTGCGCAGTACACCGCAGCGGCGCCAGCGGAGGCCCCACAGCGGCCGCCGGAAGGTCAGGGCGAGCCCGCCGAGCCGTCAGAGCCCATCTCAGGCACGGCCGCATACGAGCAAGCCCGCGACCGCTGGAGGGCCGCCGGCTACGGCACCAACGTGAACCGCATGGCGAACGATTCCGCGCGGCAGATCGCCCGGGGCGCCGGCCAGCTCGCTGAGGCCCGCCGCTTTGCCTTGTCGGGCGCCGGGCGCGACGTGGTGCCGGACAGCCCCGCTAACCGAGTAGCGGGCGCTCACTCGGCGCTCGACCCGCAGGGACCGCAAGCGCCGTTGACCACGGCCGAGCACGCGGCGGCGAACCGTGAGCAGGTCGGGAACGTCGTCCGAGGTGCCGGCAACCTGGCCCAGGGCGCCATCGAGTATGTGACCAGCCCGATCAACGCCGCGCTTCGCACCGCCGTGGGTCAGCCGGTCGAGGCCGTGACTGGCATTCCGAAGGAGTACGCGGAATTCGCCGCGTCGCTCGCCATCCCGGGCAAGCTGCCGAAGCTGCCCGCGCGCCAGGTCAAGCCGGCAGCGCCGAGCGTCGATGCCCTCAAGAAGGCGGCCAAGGAAGGCTACGAGAGCGAGGCGGTCACCGGCCTGCAAATCCAGCCGAAGGCCATGTCGGATTGGGCCACGGTGCTGCGCTCAAAGCTCGATGACTCGGGCATGGTGTCTGAGATCGCCCCTGGCACCCATGCGGTGCTGAAGCGGGCAGGCGCGATCCCCGATGGCGCGGCGGCGGTCACAGGTACGAACCTCGACGCGCTACGCAAGGCGCTCGGCGGCGTGGCGAAGTCATCCAACAACACCGAGCGCGCAGCAGCCGTGAAGGCGATCGAAGCGCTCGACGAGTTTCTTCCTGCGGTGCGCTCGGCCGACACGATCTCCGGTGACCCGCGCGCGGCAGCGTCCGCGTTGCAAGAGGCGCGCGGCAACTGGAGCGCGGCCCAGCACGCGACGACGCTGGACAAGAAGCAGATGCGCGCGGAGCTGCGGTCGGCCGCCGCCAACTCGGGCGCGAACATCGAGAACAGCATTCGCCAGCAGATGGCGAACATCCTCGCGAGCGACAAAGAGCGGCGAGGTTTCTCGGGCAGCGAAATCGCCTTGATGGAGCGCATCGTCTACGGGACGCCCGCGCGCAATACCATGCGCACGCTCGGCAACCTGGGCGGTGGCGGCCTAGGCTGGGGCGCTGTCGCCACTGGCGCTGCCGGCGCTGCCGCAACGGGCAGCGTGGCCGGGGCGGCGGTGCCGCTGGTCGCGCATGGGCTCAAGCGCATCAGCAACGCTCTAGCGGTGCGGGACGTGGAGAAGTTGAACGAGCTTGTGCGCGTGAACTCGCCGCTCGGGAAGCAGATGGCGTCGCCGCTGGCCGACTGGTCGAAAGCGGCGCAGCGTTTCGAGACCTCGCCGACGCCGCGCTATCTCGCGTCGTTCAGCATCGCGTCGCGCAACCTGTCGAACAATCTGAAGGACGCCGGGATCGCGATCTCGCCGAACGACCTGATGATGCGCTCAATTCAGGGTCCGGTGCGCGGCAGCGCCGAGCAAGAACAGCCAGATGCCGAAGGGGTAGTCGAAGCAGAGCCAAACCGCCGCTAAGGCGAGAGGCCATACAAACGCCGGCGCCACGGCGCTGCTCACCATCACCATCACGGAGCTTCTGATGTTCAAGCGACTAAGCCTCGCCACGATCCTGCTTGCCCTCACGACCTGGTCGGCGATCGCCGCTGGGTCGATTTCGCTATCTGGCGCAATCCAGCTCGACACTCAAGGGCGCTACATGCCCGGGTGCCTGCTGTACACGATCCAGTCGGGCACCTCGACCCCGCAAAGCGCCTACCAAGATACGGCGCTGACGATCCCGCACCCGAACCCGATGTCGTGCGACGCCTCGGGGCGGCTCCCGTTCTTCTACCTGGCCGATGGTTCGATCAAGATCAGGCTAACGAACAGCGCCGGCGTGACGCAGCTCACTGCCGACGGCCTGCTTGTCATCGGCCCGAGCTCGGGCGGCGGCGGTGGTACGCCAGTCGACGCGACGACGGTGCTCGCCACCGGGGACGTCAAACAGAAGTACGGCACCGGCACGCTCACCGGTTTCGTGCGGATGAACGGCCGCACCATTGGCTCGGCGACGTCGGGCGCATCAGAACGCGCGAACGCCGACGCGCAGGCGCTGTTCGAATATTTGTGGACGACGGACTCGACGCTCACCGTATCAGCCGGCCGCGGCGCATCTGCCAACGCGGACTGGCTCGCGAACAAGACCATCACGCTGCCCGATGCGCGCGGGCGCATCCTCGCGGCGCTCGACGACATGGGAAACAGCGCAGCCGGTCGGCTCACCGTGACCTATCTTGGCGTTGGCGCGACTACGATCGGCGCCGTCGGCGGTGCGCAGAGCTCGACGCTCATCACCGCCAATCTTCCGGCCTATACGCCTAGCGGCTCGGTCGGCATCACCGACCCAGGTCACACGCACCCAATCTCGCCGAGCCCGTTTGCCGGCGGCGGCGCCGGCCCGAACCTGACGGGCGGCTCGGGCTCCGTCCAGCCGGCGACAGCGACGTTGAACACCACCGGCATCACCGCGTCCTTCACGGGCACGGCGCAAGGCGGCACGTCGACGGCGTTCGGCAATCTGCCGCCGATGATGCTGGTTACGACTTACATCAAGCTGTGAGGCGGCTGAGCGCCAGGCGCTTGAACGTCGCGAGTTCTCGCTCGGTATCCTTGAGCACCACGCGCTCGCTGACAGGGAAGGGGCCGTCCCAGAAAAAGCCGATGCTGGCTTCGTCGGCCGTCAGGTCCCGCCCCAACTCCCGACGCGTTAGCACGAATTGCGGCTGCAGCGCCGTGAACGTCTTGGCCGTGAACATCAGGCCGTCGCCTTCGCGCTCAACAAACCAGCGATGATGCCCGAAGCCAATTCGAAGCGGCCGGCCGAGTAAGGCGCGCAGGCGCAAGAAGCTCTTGCTGTGGAAGATCTCACGAACGCGCGAGGGCACCTCGATATAGCCCCGGCGAGCGACCCGCATCAGCTCCTCGCAGGCGCCGATCGGGTCCCGGATGTCCTCGAGCGTGTGGGAACAGAACGCGTAGTCGAAGAAGCCGTCGGCGAACGGCCAGGGCTTCTTGCAGATGTCGTGCTCGACACAGTCCACGAGGCGCGCAGGCTTGCCGGGCTCGATCAGTTCGCCACTTGGTCGGACTAGGTCGAGCACATGCGAGGCGGTGTTCAACCGGATGGCTGATCCGCCGACGTCAAGCACTCGTTCCGCCGAGCTCGTATCCGCGAGCACGCGGGGCAAATTCTGTAACAGCATCATGATGCCGCCCGGAATATCAGGCGGCCAACCCTGAGACAACCCAGCATGTACACCGGGTCAATGCGCGCGGCGTCCAACCGCGTCGACTGGTCGTGGTCGATGACCATCAAGAATCGCCTGACCGGCGAACCCATCGACCTGACCGGCGCGTCGTTCGAGCTCGCGATCGGCGACCAGAATTCCAAGTCGAACCTGCTCGAGGCCTCGACCACTGACGGCCGTATCACGACCAACACGCCGGCGACGGATGGCGTGTTCACAGTCCTGGTGCCCAAAGCCGCGATGAAGGTGCTCGAGGCGGATCAGTACGACATCGGCGTGATCGTCACGCTCGCGAGCGGCCGCTCGTATCAGCTCATCAAAGCGGTCCTCGCGGTCAACGAGGGAGTCGCCGGCCGGTGAGCGATTTCATCCTGTCGCTGCAGGAGGAGCCGGTCCGGTTCAATCTGCAGCTCGAGCCAGAGCCGTCGCTGCAGTGCGCAGTGATCCCGTACTTCCCGGGCAGCGTTGCCGCAGGCGCCGGCATCACCGTCAGCCTGGTCGGCAACACGTACACGATCGGCGTCGACATCGCGTCGGTGCTGGCGGGCTACCAGCCGATCGACGGCGACCTCACGGCGATTGCGGGCCTCACCGGCACGGGCATCGTGCGGCGCACCGGCGCGAGCACCTGGTCGACCGGCACAACGGTCGCGGTCCCCGAGGGCGGTACGGGGCAGACGACCGAGGCCGCGGCGGTTGGCGCGCTGATCAGCGCGCTGACGGAAGACACAGCGCCGGACAATGCGAACGATTTCCTCGGCAGCTACGACGCCAGCGCGACCACCGGCAAGAAGCTGCGACTGTCAACGATCGTTCGCGAAAAGCTGGCGGCGACCCGCACCTACTACGTCCGCAGCACCGACGGCAGCGACGCCAACACCGGCCTGGTCGACAACGCCGCCGGCGCGTTCTTGACCATTCAGAAAGCGATGGACGTCGCGGCCGCGCTCGACACTACGATCTTCAACGTGACGATCCAGGTGCGCAACGGCACCTACACCGGCGCGGTCACGCTCAAGGACCCGGTCGGCGCCGGCACCGTCACGATCGTCGGCGACACCACGACGCCGAGCAACGTGATCGTCAGCACCACCGCCGCGACGGCTTTCACGGCCAACAAGACGCAGCGCGTCAACGTGTCCGGCATCAAGGTCCAGACGACCACGTCGGGCTTCGGCTTCTTGGTGTTCAACGGCGCGAAGCTGTCGCTCACAAGCATCGACTTCGGCACCATCGCAGCAGGATCGTCAGGCCTCTTTGCCACGGACGCGGGGACGCACGTCGTCCTCGGTGGCGCAAACTGCAAGTGGTCGGGAAATTGCGACCGCCTGATCAGCCTCAACAACCAAACCAACTTCAACTTTAACGGCACGATCACGCTCCTCGCGAAC